CCTGTAGCTCAATTGGTTAGAGCCGGCGGCTCATAACCGCTTGGTTGGGGGTTCGAGTCCCTCCGGGCCCACCAGAATTTAACGTTTTCAATACGTTATAAGATGGTTCGCCACACCGGTTCGCCAAGGTTCGCCACACGATGCGTCTAGGCCCCTACTCAGACCGCTCTCTTTGGATCATATTTGCTGCTATTACAGCACTAGCCATCCTTGCATGGCTGCTTGGGTAATGAGGTGGGGGAATGGATGGGAGGATGCTACCGACGACGAGCAGATTGCGCCTTTAGGCGGGCAATTTCCCTATCAAGATAGAAACGGGCTTTCTCCAGGTCCTCAATGGGATCGCCCTTGCGTCCTGCCCGCCAGACATATTTTATGACATTCCCCAGGCAAAAATTCATATGCTCGGTGATCTGGATGCACTCGATGCCGGACGGATGATCCGTGTAATGCGGTGGATGATTTACCAAGTCAGCCATTGCTATCTTTGATCGCCAGTGTCGCATCAACGATAAGGTCCAGAAGATCGAGCTTTGAAAGCTCCGCTACTTTTATACCATCAACGATCAATTCGCGCGGCTCTTGCACCTTGCCATCCACACGAGTTGTTCGGATATAGACTTTCCTGCTCATGCGTTCACCGATACCCTCTGTATTTCGCCACGAAATTTGTCATATGTAATTGCCTGCAATTGTGCTCTTGCGCTGTAGGCATGGCTGACGGCGTAGGCGTCCCGCTCTGTGACCGCGCGCAACTGTTCCCATTTCATCCCGCCTATGTCCTGGCTCTTGTGATGATGAAGGTGACCAGTGAACAGGAAGCGGTGCTTCGTTCTGCCCCATGCCTCCGCGAACTCATCAGCCACGAAATGGACGAGCCGATCCGGCTTGGCTTTGTCGCCATGGTGGGCTGCGATCATCACCCGCCCGAACTCATGCACGAAAAACTCGCCCGGCTGCTTGTGAACGTGAACGCGCGGATTCTCTCGGTACCGCTCGGCAAGCGCAAACATCACTGCGAGATAGATGGTGGAATCGTGATTGCCGGGGAGAATGCAGACATGCACCGTCTTGTGCTTGGTCAGAGCGCTTTCGACTGCCCCGCCAAGGGTGGCGATGCCCACATCCAGGGTGCGGAACATGCGCGTGTCAACGTCGAGGACATGCTTTGAGCGTGGTGTCTGGTAGGTGTCATCATTCGCGTGCGTGAAGTCGCCCACATCGAGGATAATGGCAGTTTCGGAAGGCGGGGAAGCAGCCACGCATTGCGCGATCCAGCTACGCAAGCGCTCGGCGGCGATGTCCGTATCATAGTCGGAGCCGGTTTCCCGATGCCAGGCCCGCATCCCTACGTGTGCATCTGCTATAGGATATACGGTGCACAGATCGGCATGGACAGCCTCAGGAGGCGCGACAAGCTTGGCGGGCTCCATGCCCTCGAACGCCGCCCTGATGCGCTCAAGCACATCATCACTGGTCTGCGATGGCTTGAGATAGATCGAGCGAGAGACGCCGTTTTCGTCCTTGCCGGTTTTGATCCACATACCGGCAGGGGTGATGCCGGTTCCAACCGCATCCATTCCAGCCTGAATGGCGGGGTCGGTTCCCCTCAGGCCGCGCGCCTCGGCTTGCCTGATTCGGCTTTGAAGTGTCTGGCGGGGAATGCCCATTGCTCTTGCCGCTGGACCAATACCCTTGAACTGCTCTACTGCCAGAACCGCTTCGCGCAGCTTTTCATCACTGATGGGCTGAGCTGGCATCAAGCACCCCGCGCGAGAAGATCACACACCGCTCGGGCCGGCACCACGTAACCGATCCCAACCAGCGAAACACTGAAGCCAACCGGAGAAGCCATCACGCCGACTGTGACGCCAATGACATTGCCCCCGGCGTCGAAGACAGGTCCACCGCTCTGACCTGGCACGGTGGCAATGTCGGTCACGACAACCGAGCGCCATGGGCCGAAACTTCGTTCAGAACCTGCGACCTTTCCCCATACCGTGATGAACTCTGCCGAGACAGGGTTGCCCTTTGCGGTGATAGTCTCCCCGACCTGGGGCACGCGGCAGATAAGCGGAGCGGATTGCAGATCAACCGGTCCAGCCAGTCGAAGCAGGGCAATGTCATAAGCCCCGTTGGCCCAGAGCACTTCAGCCTCGACGGTCGCACCCAGAGATGTCTTGAGAGACACTTTCTCCGCATCGCCGACAACATGGGCAGCAGTGACGATGAAGCCGTCGCCCATATGGAAGCCGGATCCATGGCCACCCTTAGTTATGACCTTGACCATGGCATCGGCGGGAGCGTGGCGCACTGGCAGTGAGCACGCGGTTAGAAGCGCGGCGGCGAATGCCACCACGGCAAACAGAGCCCTCATGGGGGCCTCCTATTAGCGGTTGGGGAAGATGTAGGAGAGTAAGGGGCCAACCTTGGCGACGATCCCGCCGACCAAAGCAGCAATCAGGATGAGCGCCAGTTTTGCGCCGCGCGCCTTGGTGAGAAGCTCGTACATTTCATCGATTTTGCGGCCCTGGTCCTCGATCTTGTCTTCGAGGCCCTTCATCCGCTCCTCCATGCGGATTACCCGGTCACGCGTGTCTTGAGCCGGTGTGGTCATTTGCGCCTCACCACGCGCTCAAAGGCGGCTATCCCGAAGATGCTCGCCAGAATCATGTCAAAGCGGCTCATGAACCAGCCGGGGAGCTGGAGCGGCGTAAGCCAGTCCATGGGGAATGTGCTATCGATCAGAATGGCTGCGATGTATGCGGCGCAGGACATCTCAGCCACGAACAACGGGAGGCGTCCAAGGACATAGGACAACTTCACGCGCCGAACCGCTTCATCTGCCCTGTAGGCCGCCTCTGTCACGCCAGCCTCAAGCCGAACCTTGTCGCGCTGGTTGTCAAGATACTTCTCGCCCAGAGCCGTCAGAGGCTTCAGCAGTGCCGATACGAGCCAGCCGATCACTAGAGTTCCCATCCCATCTTGCGGGCAAGGCGATAGAAGAACTCAGTGCCAAGTCCCATCAGGACGCCAACCGCCGCCGTGACGAGTTCGATCAGATCAGGATCGGTGTTGAAGAACGCGGCGCTGTCGGGGTCGAGCAACCCCTTGGCGACGAGTGCGCCAGCGATATAGCGCAGCAGAATTCGGGCAATCGGGCCGCTCATTTGGACCTCCTGAAGAGATTGGAGAAGAAGGAGAGGATGAAGGAAAGGAGGGAGGGCTTAGACGTTACCGGGGTTCCGATATCGCGCGCGGGGGTGTCTTCCCCATAGCCTTCAGCCTTCAGCAGCGCGTCATACTGCTTTGCCAGATTGGCTATCTGAGTAGCCTTATCCGTGCCGTTGACGATCCGGCGCGCGCCGACGAAATTGGATGCCCGTAGGGTGATGTAGTCGGAAAGCTTCTTGCCGGTGAACCAGCCCTCAGCCATGCCGATAACCAGCACGTCAGCGGCGGTGTGAGGATCAAGCGCAAGGTCCGGGTCTTTGTCGAGCGCCACGCCGGTTTTCTTCGCGGCCTTCTGATAGTTGGCTTCCCATGTGATTTGGATGAAGCCCCTGCCGTACCAAGGATAATAGCGCAGGTTGTTCTTGCGCCATGTCTCCGAAAGCCAATAGGCTTCCTTGACGGGCCTCATGGTATGGGCAGTTTCCCATCTGGCAGTAGCTAGGACATAGGCCGCCTGATTGCGGAGAAGCCCATGCTTCAGACACGTGTCGATGATCAGGCGTGTGTAGCCCGTTTTCAGGTCTACCATTGATTTTTTCTCTCGGAAGTTGCTATCTAGCAGTGGGGAACGGGGGTGCGACTTGAGCCAAGGAGCCTGCCTCCGCCTATTGATATTCCCCGCTCGCCGTGGTTGAGTCAGAGCAAGGCTTGATGTTCAGGGCGGGGTTTCTCATGAGCGCTCACGCGATACATGAAAGCGATGAACTTGACCTACTCGACATTGCCGTTGCTTTGGCCGAGTGGTGGAAGGCATTTCTGATTGTGCCCTTAGCGGCGGCAGCAATCGGCTACGTGATCGGCGTAGCCCTTCCTGCCAGATACACCGCCACGCTGGAATTGCCTCTCGTTGAAGGCGGGGTGCAGGCATCGATCCTTCGCGCGGCCTACAGCGCCCCATCCGTCACGGTGAAGCTGGATAATAAGAAAGGGCTGATCCTCGCGGCCCAGTCCGAAACAGCGAGCGCGGCGGGCAACGCCATCGAGGTCGCCAGAAGCCTCATTGCTGGGGCGGCATCCGCCTGGATTGAGGAGGAACAAAAATTGCGAGCCGACTATCTCAGCGCCTTGGNGTCGAGCGAGGACACCGTGTTTCTCACGGCCCTCACCGATAACGCTTTTGACAGAACGGAAATCCATGNGACCGAGGCTTTTGTCGAGATAGTGCGGGGCGCTGAAGCGGCGCTGAAAAGGAGCGGCACTCGCCCAATTGTCCTTGCTCTCATTTCCGGTCTCGCGTCAGCCGTCCTCCTTGGCATCGTGGCGCTTTTCTGGTCAGCCTTGGATAGGGCCGCAAGACAGCCCGAGGGCGCTCAGAAGGTGGAGCGCATCAAAGCCGCGTTCNACCTCGGGCGTCAATTCAAGAGCGGCGCCGATCAGTGAGAATGGAGGCGATCTGCTCCAGCGCTNCCTCAATGTCGGGATCAAGCGAGACGCCTTCCCCCACCATCGTCTCGCCGTCATAATCCCATGTGTGGGCGGCTTTGGCGGACAAGATGAGCAGTGCTCTGGCGATTACGGCCAGTTTTTCATCAACTGTCATCGTTGTGTTCCTTTCAGTGGCTTCGTGCGGCCATAGAGGCCTCCTGTGATGTGGTTTTGGCCCAGAGATGGCACCAAGCGGACCTTGCGAAAAACAGGGGCGTCGAAAAATCACCGGATGTTTGCACTTCACCGCGAAACTGGAGCATCGCTAAGCCACTCCGAGACCTGATACGCTCGCTCGGAATGCCGCAGCATCAACCGTAATCAGATACCCTGCAAAGGTGTTATTGGGAACTAGACGGAGCTTGTTCGTGTCGTACCACTCAAGGACCGGGGGAGTCAGACTGCCCGTTCCCGTCACGTCTGCTGTCATAGCGCTGACGCTGTAGGAAGGCGTGCCAGACCCCGAGCGGGTCATGTAGGCCAAACCTTTATATTTAATGACGCCGGTATTTCGGGATACAACCACCTCGACCGATATCGCAGCCGAAGCATCGTTACCAGTCGCCTCGACCGAACAC